ACTCCATGGCCTTATTTAATTGCACCAATACTCGCTTTCATTTGGATTAAAGCATCCGAATATGGTGTTAAAGCATTCGACGGTGAAATGTGGAGTAATAGATTTGTATTTTTTGTTACGGGTATAATTGTTGCGGCAATTCTTTATCCATATCATTTTGGACAACCTATTACAATGAAAACAGTGGTACAGTTATTGTTAGCATTTACAATTATTGTTATCTCATTATTTTGGAAATAAAAATTAAATTATATGTTATTAGGTTATTATCTTATTTGTGTTGTGTATTGTTTTTATCAATTATTCAGTAAATACAAACAACGTTATGACGGAAGTGTTACGTCAAACTCTCCTGAGTTAGATACCATTATGGTTATTGTTATGGCATGGGTCTTAGCACCTATTGATATTTCATTAACTTGGATTCGTTGGGTAAAAGAAGCGGAAGAGGCTCGTAGAAGACAAGAAAAATTGGATTTAGGTGGTAAAGAATTATTAAATGAAGAAGATAAAGAAAGTATCTATTAAAATTGTAGTGTGGTGAAATTGGATTGTCTCAGTTATAGTCCCGGTAAACACGGCGTCTCGTCTCGACGTTGCGGATTAAGAAATAGAAAAGTAATATGGGGTTGACTACCAGCTTGCAAGCATGATGTTACTTTCCGAATCTCCGTTTGAATGGTTCGAATCCTTCCACTACAGCATTTTGTTTTATCAATTATTTTATTTATATTATTAAAAAACATGGAGGAAACTATGAAGTGCTTAAAAAATACAAAAACAGGAAACATCATTAGAGTTAGTGATGTACAAGCTCACCAAATGGCGGGTAATCAATGGAAATACGTTCCAAAATCAGAATGGAAAGGTATTCTAAAAGAAACAGTAGAAACTGAAGTTGGTCACGACCAAGGAGGTTCTTACGAAGTAAAAACAGAAAAAAAATCTAAGAAAAAATAATTTATGAGACTTGTTTGTATATCTGATACACATGCTTTACATCACAATATGTTACATGAGTTACCCAAAGGTGATGTGTTAATTCATGCGGGAGATATTTCAAACAAAGGTGGTCAAAGAGACGTAACCGATTTTATTAATTGGTTTAAAATCTTAGGTGGATGGGACCAAAAAATATTTATATCAGGTAATCATGATTATTGTTTTGAAAAAATTAACATTCATTACAGTAAACAAAATTACGAATGGTTGATACCTCTAATGTCATCTGATAATTTATTTGAATCGAATGTAACTTATTTACAAGATGATTTTATTATGATTGAAACTCCTGAGTTCTCAAGACCTATCAAATTTTATGGTACACCTTGGCAACCTTGGTTTTGGGATTGGGCATTTAATTTACCAAGATTAGGAACAGAATTACAAGAAAAATGGAATTTAATTCCTGAAGATACCGATGTATTAATTACACATGGACCACCTAATGGTTATAGAGATTTAGTTAATAATTGGAGACAACCCAATACAAATGTGGGGTGTGAATTATTAACAAATAGAATTGGTGAAATTAAACCATTAGTAAATGTGTTTGGTCACATTCATGAAGGATATGGTATTGAATATGGTAAAGATACTTTGTTTGTAAACGCATCTATTTGTACTGCAGGATATGAACCAATAAATAAACCAATCGTTATCGACTTAGTCGAAATTAACGGTAATATAAGAGCAAATTATGTCGAAGAATAAAGAAAGTGTAAGTGTAGTAATATCTACAAGAAAGATTGATGAGGGTTATAAAGAACATGTTAGAAAAATGTTCTCTCAACCCGACACTGAAATATTGATGTATGAAAATGACGGTCAAATGTCTTTAACTCAAGTCTATAACAAAGGGTTAAAAGAAAGTGTTAATGACATCGTTGTTTTCATGCATGATGACCTTATTATGGAAACCCCTAATATGACACCTAAGATTGTAAAGATGATGAGTAGTCATTCTATCAATACAAACTATGGTATTGTTGGTATTGCGGGAACAGATAAATTAACGAGTGGTATGTGGTGGCAAAATCGTGAAAATATGTTTGGAGTTGTTGGTCATATACATGAAGGTAAAAGACACGTTAATCATTATTCTAAGGGTGTATTTAACGAGAAACTTAAAAATGTTGTAATTGTGGATGGTTTATTTTTTATGGTCCATAAACAACGTATAAAGAAGGAATTTAATGAAGAATTTAAAGGATTCCATTTTTATGATATTTCATTTTGTGTTGAGAACTTTTTAGAAGGTGTTAAAATAGGTGTCACAACGAAATTTGGAGTTACACATAAATCAATTGGTATTACGAATAAACAATGGGAAAAAAATAAATTATTCTTTGAGGCGTTATTTGATAAAAAACTCCCTTTAGAAATTTCTTAATTTTCCATATATTTATATAAAACAGATATTTTATGAAAAAAATTATTGAATTAATTAAAAGTTTATTGGGTGGTGGGTCAATCGCAGAAAAGGCGGCTGAATTAACACAACTTGAAACTGCTGTAGTTGAGGAAGTAAAGGAAGTAAAAGCTGAAGTAACTGAGAAAGTTGCTGAAGTTAAGGCTAAAGTTAAGAAAGTAACAGATAAGTTACCTAAAACTACAAAAGCTACTAAGAAAGATAAGTAATTTTTTTCTTAACGATAGATTATTAAGGGTTAAATTTGTTTTTAACCCTTTTTTTATCTATCTTTGTATTACTATATGGGGATGCCAGGCATTGATTGGCGATTATATGGTAAATGGGCACGTAGTCAGATATCATCTATGACTTAAATCCACGGTGGTGAAAAACAAATGACAACGTTTATAACGTTATGGAAGCTTGTGGTTTAATCGCAACTTCTACTGTAGCTGTAGCCTAAGAGTAACACCTACAAACGGGTCGGCGGACATGTAACCTTGGAACAGAAGTCCTCACGGTGTAATACCACCCAAAGAGTGTTAAAGGTCCTGTTAGAGTAACTACCTTAAGTGAAACTCCCACAGTTATCGGTAATGATGGAAAAATAAGAACCGAATATTTGTCAGTTGTGAATAATTGAATAAACGTGTAGTCCATCTACGATTTAACGAACAAGACATGGGTTCAACTCCCATCATCTCCACACTTCAACTTTTTTGAGTTTTCGACATATTTATTAGTATGTCGAACTCAATCAAGTTAAAAAAATTTCATTTTATTTATAAAACGACCAATCTACTTAATAATAAGTTTTATATTGGTATGCATTCAACCAGTAATTTAAAAGATGGATATCTTGGTAGTGGAACTCATTTAAGACACGCAATTAGAAAGTATGGTGCCGATAATTTTAAAATTGAAATTTTAGAATGGTGTGATACCAGAGATAAACTAATTGAAAGGGAAAGAGAAATCATTACCGAAAATCATGTAAATAATCCTAATTGTTACAACTTAAAATTCGGTGGGTTGGGAGGAGGTAAATTTGTTAATAAAGAACATCAATTTAAGTGCTCCCAAGCCGCCGGATTAAAACATAGTGAAAGATTAAAAACAGATGAAGAATATCGAAAAAAACGTTCTACACAAATATCTAATGCAAATAAAAAAAGGTATCAAATGGGTGAAATGAAAACAATACAAGAATATTATTCTTGGGAAGGCAAAAAACATAAACCTGAAACAATTGAAAAAATGAAATTATCAAAAAAGGGACAAGGTAGAGGTGAATCAAATTCACAATATGGATCTCAATGGATTAATAATGGTATTAAAAATAAAAAAATAAAAATGATGGGAATAATCCCAACTGGATGGAAATTAGGTAGATTAACTAAAAATTAATCTAAAAGATTTGTTTTTCTATTTCTCTCATTAAATCTTTAGCCAATTCCTTATGACCATTTCTACTAATATGTTTATCAGGAATCACATTATTAGTTTTATCCGAAATCAATTCATATTTGACATATGGGATGAAATTTTATCAATTTTGTTTGCCACTCAGGAACCCTTACAGAAATGTAGGGGTTTTTTATATATTTATAATAAACAAAACAATATGCCTTATTCAAGAGAATTTAAAGAATGGACAAATGCTAATGTAGAATCTACATTTTCAATTTGTGGAACTGATTTTATCAAAATATTACCCGGTGAAGTAAACAACGATGTTGTTTGTGATGGATTTGGTATTATTGGATTAAAAAAAGAAGATGATGGAACATTAATGGTTAAATTAAAAGCAGATAATCCTGAAGGATTTATTTACAAACCATATTACGAATTGGAATCTGAAAACAAAATTATTTTTTAAATTGAATCCCTCTAAATGAGGGATTTTTTATTTAGAAACGTATATAAACAACAAAAGGTCCGAAGACCCTTTGTCGAGATTTAGAATACCTCCTTTTCGTTTTAGAGTTTATCATTTAACGGCGACCAAACCGCCAAACTCTGTAAATAAATATCTTTATAATTTGGAACGGAGGTGTTTTCCTACAATA